GATATCGGTGTCGTATGTCGGATGCGCCGACTCGCCCTTTTTCAAGGTGGCACCGGGAACCATTCGACCAATTGAAAAGCCACTCACACCAGTCTCAAGATTGCGTAGCTCTGGATGCGTGATGGCTGCCACCACATCCTGACCATTTGGAAGGCCCAAGGCCTGTGTGATCGTTGGCTTGGTCAAAGTCTCAGCAATGTGCTTGCGAAGATCCGAGTTCAATTGTGACTGCAGTAGAACATCCACTGGGTCATCAAAACCGGGGAACCCAGGAAACTTGCCGTATTTGGGCGATCCCTTGCGAATCAACCTGTTGAGCTGCTCCAGCTTACCCTTGCTCAACTGCTCGGGGCGCTGGATGGACAGCAAGGAGTCGAGATTGTGCATGGCAAAGTTGGCCGAATCCGGAGCCATCTTGATGTACTTCCCCAACACGGGAGCATCGTACAGCTCACCCAAAGCGTTCACGTTGCTCTGGATCGGCGTAGCAGCTCCCAAATTTGATGCCCAAAACTTCTCATCATCACCATATCGAGGGCCACCAAACAAAGGAACAGGACTGTCAGGGGTGATGTCCCCAACGCGAGTCAACTCAACCGTTGCCCTTGCTGGATCATCAAAGCTGCCCGCTCTGGCCACGCCACCCATAGATGGATCGCCAGGAACTCCAACGATGGCGTAGTCCTTGAGCTTTTCATAATCCACAGGCGGGACATTTTTCTCAGGCACAACATTGCGAGTCTCAAGCGGGATATTGCGCTCCCTCTCAAATTGCTTGCGAGACTTGCCCACAGGATTGGTTGTGACCTTGGAATTCTGTCGGACAAACTCGCCCGTCATCTGCTCCGCCACTCGCTGGGCAATCGGGCGGATTTCTTCTCTGGTCTTTGGTTCAGCGCGTGGGAAGACCAGCGGATGATCAACCTTTGCGGTCTTGGCTCCTTTGCCCAAAAGTCTTGAAATGCCACCAGCAGCCATCTTGACCTCGCCACTCGCTTTGGTGCGTTCAAGAATTTTTAATTTTTCCGGGTCTTTAAAAACCACACTTTTAGACACCCCGCCGCCAGAGGTTGCATCTGGCATTTTCACGGCGTCAAATCGTGATAAAAGTTCATCCATCAAAATGTTTTGCGCTCTCTGACCGCCATACGCTTGATAAAGTTGACCGTCCATGACGTTTTGAAAAAAATCGTCAAAGGAATGGTATTTGTCAGTGATACCGGCGTCTTTGGCTGCTTTTTTAAGCGCAGCAATTGTTGGTTTGTCAAGCGCACCAAAATCGCTAAAGTCAATCATTTTTTTAGGCGACGCCTCCGCTTTGTAGAGGACATTGCCATATTTTGCTGCATCCTTCTGGAAGCCTTCCGGTGCTGTATAAATGTGTTTTGCCGTCACACCCATGCCGGGCTTGAACTCATCAAAAACATCTTTTGATCCGTGGTACACGTTAAAAGGCTTGGGATTTTTTGAGATCGACGCACCAACAGGCAGCCCCTTGGTCATCGGCCCAACCAAGGGCGCAACGCCCAGGATCGTGCCGCCCATGAAGCCCTTCTCCCCAACCTTCTTGATGCCCTCGTAATCAGGGTGCATAACGCTGAAGCCAAGCTCGTCAGGAGCAGACCCAAGAAGGCCGCTGACGAAGGCGTAGGTGCGCGGGTCAGCCAGAGTGTTGACATCCGCCTCTCTGGCACGTTTAACTGCCCCTTGGTACTTCTTGCCGGTGGTGTAGCGGCCAAACGCCGCACCGCCTCCGGCCATCTTGACCTCGCCGCCAGCACTAAAACCTTTGACTCCATCTTCAACAGCAATCAAGGCAGGAAATTCTTTTGCGCCGAGCAAGTGCAGCGCACCAAGCCGATGAACGCCCTCAAGAATGTAATTGCCTTCTTCGTCAACGCCAACAATCATTGGATCAATACGGCCAGATTGCTTGATCTCTTCAGCCAATGCCTTGACCCTATCAATGTCGTTTTGCGCGTAAAACAGATCACGCGGGGCGGTCACATCAAACGAAGACATGGGGACTGCACGAACACCCGGCAGCACATTACTGATGCCAGACGCAGATATGGAACCCTTGTTGGAGATATTCTCGCCAACGGTCAAGTCGCCAAGAAGATCACCGGCATTTACGCTTCTGTAATCTGATGGCCCCATTTGCATGGATACCGATGATCCGACGGGACTCTTGACGATCAGATCCTCCGGCAAAACGTCATAGCTGCTGTAGGGGAACTCTTGCGCCCTCTGGCTTGCAGACATCGGCTCACGGGCCTGCGTAGCCCTTGCCTCGGCCTCTCCAGCCAGCCGCGTGTAATACTGCATCGCGGCTGCTTTCTGCAGCTCCCGATCCATTTTTTTGACAGAATCTGGGATTGCCTTGACGTACCTTTTGTATCCCTCTGCCAATTCTTCTTCTGAATAACGAGGGAGTTGCTTTGAGTATTCTTCAAAACTCATCGGCTCAAGGGCCTTCTTTCTTATGCCCTCAAGAATAGTTCTAGCCTCCGGATTTGCAAATGCCGTGGTTGGACTGCCACCCAAGTTCGCGCCCTCAATTGACTGAACCGCGTGTTGCATTTCATGGAGCAAGGAGGATCTGGGATTAGATCTGAGACCGGATTCATATAAATCAATCTCCATCCCACCCTTTCCACCTAAATCACTAAATGCCGCCTGAGCGCCGCCACCACGGCCACCCTGCAAAACATTTACATCTGCAAGCTCAGGGTAAGCCTTGTACAGCTCAGGGTGATCCAAAACAAATTGAGCAGCATGGCCTCGATACTCGGGGTTTCTGTACAGAAGATCTTCGGACTCCTGCTTCAGGCGCTTTACTTCCTCCCTCGCTGGCTTCTTTGCCTCCGTCAGGGCCTTTGGAAACATATCCTTTTGCCCAGGCGTACCAACTATGCGCTGCTGTAACTCTTGGGCTTCCTGCTTCTTCTGCTTGCCAAGCTCCTTGATTTGATCTGGGTTGCGGTGTACCGCACCGACATCGCTAATCTCCTGGCGCTGGATACCGTCAGCCCCACGGAAGGTGCCGGTCTGACGCCAGATGTCCACAGGGTCTCGGCCCTCCTTCTCCATTCTTGCGGCGGCGTCAGCCTTGGCCTGATCCCATGTCTTGGCCTTCGGGCCAATGAACATTTTCGGGACGCCCTGGGTGGATGCCATCGCAAAGTCCTGGCCAGCACGTTTGATCGCCCTGGGCACAGCCATCACGGCTCGAGCGCCAGACCCTGGCCCGGTGTATGCACCTCCGGCCAACTGGCTGGCCCCGGTGAACATCTGGCCCACCGGAGTCTGGCTTGCCCCACGGAAGGGCAGGCGCTTCTCGATGTCCCCGCTGGTAGGCAGGATGGTCGGCGACTCCTTGCCGGTGATCAGCTCATACGGCAGGCGGGCCAGAGACTCGAGGTCGCCGGGCATACCCAAGGTGCCGGACACCAAGCCCCGAGCCACAGCCACAGGGATGTTGGCCGATGCCGCTCGATCCTGCTGCGACTCCGGCCTGCGGCCAGCACGGCGGTAGCCGATGTATGGTTTGTCTACCTTGCCGCCGCTCTTCATGCCAACATCACCAATGATGGCAGAGGCTGGAATGACAAACTCGTGCCATGTGTCTTCGGGGCCATGCTCCATGCGAACACGATAGCCCGGCTCATATGGGGTGCGCTTGGCCCTGCCCGTATCAGGATCAATGACCTTCTTGCTCAACAAGTCGCCCATATCCTCGCGCATAGGAACGTTGCCTACGCGAGTGCGCTCGATGATCGTGTACGGCGGGCGGTTCTTGGCCGCGCTGTCCTTGGTGAACACGCGCTGACCTTTGTCGTATTTGTAGTCGAAGCCCTCCATCATCTTGCGGGCCTCTTCAGCGCCAGCACGGACGCGGTCACCGAGCGATGTGTGGAAGTCTTGCAGCGTTGTCAGGTCTTTCTCGGCGACCACTGGAGCCTTCATGCCAGCAGATTGAGAAGCCTTACCAATTGCGCCCTTGACAATTTTTGCAATGCCACCGGCCTGCATCTTCGCCTCACCGCCAGCGGCATACTTCTTGACCTGATTGGCCCAGGCCTTCTCACGCCCCCTGTAACTCATCGGGACTGCACCGCCAGCAGCAGCCCATTGCTGGAACGTCATCTTCCCAGAGTCACAGTCGCAGGGTTTCTTAGCCATGATCGCAGCCTTTCTGACGCGAATCATAATCGTTGGGGCTTGTCAAGTCCATCCTCGATTCAAGCCAGTTATCCACAGCCATGTGCGCCCACTTGTGGATAACCTCAGATCTCATGCCTGGGTCAACCAGCAGCTCAAGCCGGTTCTGACACAAACTGGTTCGTGCAACTTTTACACCCTCGGTCGCGGATATGCTGATCATTGCGGCTCCTTCCTGTGCTTGCAGCCCTGGCATCCCTTGTCGGCCTGACCCAGGTCGGTCAGCGTGTACCGGCAGTCCTCGGCCATCCTGAACGGGACGATCGTCAGCTTCGGTATCCGCTGCACCCCATCCACCCACCAGCCATCCTGGGCGAAGTGGCTGCGCTTGAACGCCGGGCGGTTGTGACATCCGTAGCTCATGACGGCTTCCTCGCCCCGCTCTCGAACTCCTCGCGGCGGTCGGCGCTGTTGTGCGTGGCCACCCAGTGCTCATGGTCAAGGCTCGGCTGGCACCAGCAGTCGGACGACATCTCGTGGTCGTGTAGGTCGTCCACCGGGATAACGTGCGTCACCAACCCGCCCTCGGCCATGCCCGTGATCGACAGCCACTCAGACAGCATACGGGTTTACCCTTCGTGTCTTGCCCGAGTCGATGTAGTCGTCCTCGTCGTAGTCGTCCTGCGGCGGCGGGTCAATCTCAAGCCAGCCAGCATCCCGCAGATACCGCAGAGCCTGGGTGCAGGCATCGACGTAGTCGTCGTGGGTCGTCGAGGGGAAGCTGCAGATCTGGCTGACGAACCCCTCGGCCCAGTCCTTGACGTAACCCTTCCTGGCGTCCGACTCGGGGATCCAGACCCGGCCACGGGAGATGATGTTCGAGACGATGTTCAGCCGCTGCATCTTGTCGGCCCGGCCTGGGTTGTACGCCCTGACCGGCAGGTGCGCCCGCTGGAGGTCTTGGATCAGGCTGATGCCAGCGCTCTTGTCCTCCACCAGCAGCAGATCCACCCGCTTGCGATCCTTGCCCTCGCCGAAGATCGTCTCGTACTCTTCGATCACCTTGGGCCGCAGATCCGGATACTGCATCCGCTCCTGCCAGCAGTCGATCACCATCGCGCTCATCGGGCCGTCAAGGGGCTTGAACACCCCGAAAGTAATGCAGGCCGTCGGGTCGTTCTGCACCTTCTCTGAGGTGGCCACATCGTAGCTTTGGATGATGTACTCGAACCTGGGGAACTCGCGCCCGGCAGGCCAGAGCTTGAACATGGAGCGGTTGACGATCCCGCCCTCCTCGGGGTCGATGATCTCGGCGTAGATCTCCTGGCGGCCAAGGGTCGTGCCCTCGTACTGCAGGATCTGCTTCCTGAAGTTGTCCGACAGGTTGCTCAGGTTGGCGTAGGTCGAGGCGGTCGTCAGGACAACGTCATCCCCCTCGCGGCCCACCAACTCGACGATCAAGTCCTTGGGCTTGGGCGTGGTCGTACATATAAGATGGGTCTTGGTGCCCAGGCGCACACCGAACTGGATCTGATCCCAGGCCTCCTGCAAGTAATCCCAGGCGGCCAGCTCGTCCAGCCAGCCCCCGTGGAACTGCGGCCCCCGGAAGCGCTCAGGCTCCGATGCCGGGATGCCCTTGATCAGGCTTCCGTTGATCAGCTTCAGCTCGTGCAGGGCCTTGTTGTAGTCGGCGATCAGGGCCGACGGGATGACAGTCATCAGGCCAGAGTCGCCCTCGAAGCAGGTAGACCGGACATCGCTCGAGGTCGGGGCGGCCACCAGCCACCGGGTGCCGGGCTGCTCCCAGGCCCACCAGCCGATCTGCTCCGCTGCCGTCCGGGTCTTGCCAGCCCCACGGCCAGCCAGCATCAGCCAGATCGACCACCAGTCCCCAGGCGGCAGCACCTGATGCTTGTGCTGCTTCTGGAACCAAGACATCCGCCAAGCCCAGGCAAGCCTCACCTCGGGCTTGACCGCCTTCAGGCTGGCCTGTACCTGGGGATCCGCAAGGATCTCGGCCAGATCACTCATTGGCCTGTTTCTTTAGCTCGCTGTTCTTGAGCAGGGCATTGAGCAGGTTCTCAGCCTGCACCTCGGCCTCGACCTTGATGGGGCTGTCAGCATCCCCAGCCAGCGCCACCCGCTCCCCGTACTTCTTGGGCTTGAGCTTCATCGCCGTCCACTTCCGGGCGTCAATGCGGTTCTTCTGCCATTGAAGGAAAGCGTTGTCCAGCTTGTGCTCGATCAACTCCCCAGTGCGCTTGTCCAGCACCGGGATGATCTCAGGCTGCTCGTCGGCGATGGCGATGATCTCGTCGGCCAGGGTGTCGGCCTGTTCTTCCCGTGCGCGAGTGTATTGCTCCGCGAAAGCCGGGTGGCGCAGCAACCACTCATAAACCACTGACTGCGGAGGCATCCCCTCATCCTTCAGAATCTTCCTCAGACTCTCCCCCTCCGATATACGGATACAGATGACATCCGCTATGTGCTTGGTGAAGGTGGTGGGCGCTCCTCTAATGGCTTTTGGGGTGCTATTGGGGCTTTTGGCTACCTTCCCCTTGGCTTTAGGCTTTGCGGCGCTCTGAGGGGCTTCTGCGGGCTTGCGCGGCATATCGTCAGAAGCAGTTGGTTGTGCAGTTGCTACCGTAGCAGCAGGTGGTGCATATGACTGTGCGGCCATTGCTGCCGAAGATGGTGTGCGTTGAGCACTGTGCCCATGCGCCGGTACAGATGAGCGCAATACCCATCGCGGCCAGAATGCGTTTGATCATCTCATTCCCCTTTTTAAACCCCGGCGGTTAACCCGGTCGAAACCAATTCGGCTTCACTTTGCCACCACTTTGGTGACACTATGGTGTCGGTACTCGCGGCGTCTGGTGCAATTGCCTTGCGTACACGATGCCAGCATCCGCTTTCCCAACACGACTGGAGACTGTTGCACCCCCCGTAGTACCGGAGGCAATCCCCAGGCGTGTAGGTTGTTGGCGCTGGTGAGATTCGAACTCACGGAGACCCAAGTATTGCCTGTGGCGGCACTCAAGTCTATCTAGCCACATCAACCATAGACCAACTCGGTCACAGCTACCAACACGACTGGGGACTGATAGGGGGCACTGCCCTTCAAAGCTCCGGCACTCTCGGAGTCAATCCCCATGCGTCTTGGCTCCGGGTCGCCTTCCCCCAGATACTTTGTCCCGAATCGCACGGGCTTGGCCTACTTCACCACCTAAATGATTACAGACCTCCGAAACCTTGTACACCCCCATTTTACCCGTTTCGCACTGCCGGTGGTGAGATTCTGAGCATAGCAAGCCCATACCGTACAGGAGTACAGACTCGCTTTTCTGCCGTATGGAGCCATTCCTCGACAGCATCCCAGACTATTTTCAACCACCCGGCTCTAGGATTCGCCCACCGCCCCCGCTCTGGCTTGCTCGTGTAACGGGGTTTCGCATTCATCACCACCGACGTACCGCATGATGTGCGGCTGTCGCAGAAAACAAAAAAGCCGGTTACTGCTGCCCTCGGTGGAAACCCCTTGATCGGGGCGAGAGCATGAGTAACCGGCTTTCACTTGTCGCTTTCCACGGCAACGGAGCGGAGTATATACCTTGAACTGGCTGTGTCAACAAGATCCACCAAGGTTTTTCAAAGCAGCTTCAGGCCACCACAATTGTCCAAATTGGTACCACTTTGGTCGCACTCTGGCTGCACTTCGATGTAAAACCACTCGTGGATCGTCAGCCATATCCCCTCATTGATGTGATCTCGGATCTGCTCTTGCGTCGGTGAGTCGGTGTGCTTGTGCGCCCTGCGCCAGCCAAGCTCAATTCCTTCTTCGATGCATCGCTCCAGCATCGGCACAAATCTTGGCTTCATTTCCACCCCCCAGGCCAGTCGTCGAATAACATCTTGTCAGGCGCGATTTGGTCAAGCACCTTATCAACAGCTTCCAGCGCTCGCCGCGTCTTGACCTCATCAATGGGAAAAGGGAGCGTTGCCATGTGCAGCGCGTCCTGCGCCATCTTGAGGGCGTTGATGACTTCATCCTTGGTCATGCGTTCTTCTCCATTGCCTTTTTCAAGACCTCTTCTTCTGCGTTGCGTCTTGTCAGCCACTTCGTGTAGGAGGCTCTCAAGTAACGGCGCTTGCTTGCATCGAACTTGCTGCTCTTGGGTTCGATTTCGGGGGGCGGCTCCAGCAGTGCGGTGCGAATCTGCCCTGCGTCTGCGCCGATCAGCCTTGCGTAGTCCTCAAATGGTGAGGTTGCGCTGAACAGCCAGTCAATCGCTGCGGCGTTATCCGCGCCTGTTGACTGCTTGCTAGAGGCATCCTCAATTGCTTGGACAATGACGGCGGCCAACAGGTGAGCGCAGGCAACGGTTTGTGGATGCGCTGATGGGTTGGATGAGATGAAGTCGATCATGTGTTCCCCCTTGCTCGGATGGCGGTGTCAACTTCCTCACCAGTCAACACATGCCAGCGTCTCTGATGCGCCTGACGACACAGACTGCGATAGATGGCATCGTCAGCTTTTGCGATGTCGTCCGCTGTGTCCACGTCGTCCAGCAGCATCCAAAGTTGCAATGACTTCTCACGTTCGGCACCGGTGACAAGGTTGACAAAGGCTTCAATCTCAGCCAACCCCCAGCGATGCGGCTCTGTCCAGCCATCGCCAGCGCGTACAAGCCCAGCCTCCTGCGCCATGCGGATGATGTAATCTTTCATGTGCTCTCCTTATCTTGTCACTGCGATTAGAAACAATACCAAATATAAAACCCCCCAGATTCCCCATGCAGTCATGTGTTCTCCTTTATGCCGTGTGCGGCTTCGATGGCTCGGTACTCGTCTTCGCTAATGTCAACAGCACCCCGCGCATCTTTTTCACTGTAATAAAGTGGTCTGATTGCTTCAAACATTTCCTCCTTTGTCAGCGGCTTGCGCTGGGGTGGGGCGATGACCATGTCTTGAATCTCTTTCGCAATCGCAACTGCAAGCTGTACATCCATCGTCTTGTGCTTGTTGTCGTCGTGCGTCCAGCCACGGGCGATGGCCCCCAGAACATCTTCCCACGCCACCGGCTCCTGCTCTGGCTGTTTGCTCGCGGCCTTCCAACCAGACCACGCCCAATAAGCTGGACTGTCCTTGCGGTAAGGATTCCCGGTGTCGTCGTAGTCGGCATTCCACCATTCATTGAAGGCGTCAGGTATGGCATCCCATTGCTCCTGCTCTGGCTTCAACTTGTGCAGGTTGTCTTGCACATAATCGCTCGTCCATTCTGCAAAGGTTGACGGCTTCTGCTCTGGCTGCGCCAGCCTCTCGCGCAGGGCAATCCGTGCCGCCTCACGCTCGTCGGCGTTTCCGTAGCTCATGGCGTCAAACGCCTGCTGCATCAGTTCTCTGTCAGTCATCGGCATATCCTTCCTTGAGCATCATTGCCCTTGGGTATTGGTGCTTGAACTTGCTCCACAGTTCTTCCCTGTGGTCTTTGTCCTCGCACCAATTGAAGAGCCATTCCCAAGAAGCATCCTCGCGGCCTTGCTCAAAGTGGTGCATTGCCCAATACATTGAACTGACCACGTTTTTCTGCGCGGCGTAGTAGTCATTGAGCAGAATCAGCAATTTAATGTCAGTCATGACAGAGACCTCCATTTAGATTTGGGTTCGTTGGCCCGTTCGACGTAGAAGTGGATCAGGAAGTTGAATATCTGCACATACGTCATGTCGATGCCCGTGTCGCGTCTAATGCGCTCGCGGATCAGGTCGATGTCCTTTGTCACCGGCACAGTGATGCGCTTTGTCTTAGGGTCGATCATTCAACCCTCCAGCAACGCAGGCTGCGGTCAGGCATCAGACGCACAGTGAATTTCACGCCGTGCTTGCGCCCGTAACGCATCGCAGCGACGTTGATGGCCGGGCGCTTAACGTCAGGAGGCACAGCAAAGCTGTCTCCGACCTGCATACCGTCAAACGGGAAGCGCCTGGGCAGCGGCACGTTCTTGTCAATAGGGGGCTGGCTCATAGTCGTCCTTCGATGGGTTGAACTTGTCGGGGCCTGGGGCTTGCCCAGGCTTGTCCAAAGGGTTGGGGAAGGGCGGGAAGGGCCAGTTCACGCAGCCTCCGATGCAAGGATGGCCTCCAGGGCCGCGATCATCTCCTTGGCCGACTCGCGGCTCAGGCGGGTAGACAGGTGGCCGCCAATGATGTGGACGGACAAGAAGATCTCCTGCTTGCCGTCGTCACCCTTGCCGCCTTCGACGAAGACGTTCGAGTAGTCTTTCGCCTTGATGTGAATTGATTCCATGTTGCTCTCCTTGTTGAGGGGGCCGTGGCCCCCGAGTTGAATTAAATTCCCCGCTGACCCTTCAAGTTGCCCATCGCAACTTGCGAGAGCAAATACTTGGCACGGTTCAAAGTCTGGCGAGCACCCTCACTGTCGCCATTGGCGATCTGCTCTTGTGCGTCTG